GTAGGTTTGTGCTTCACGTTGAAGCTCGGTTGCAGTTTTTACCTGCTCTTGTTGCAGTTTTGCCGCGTCTCGCGTCAACCTTGCAGACTCTATACGCTCTTGTGTGAGATTCTTCTCTGTTTGCATCGCCACTTCGAGCTGTTGTTCGGCACTGAACTGCTCTTTGCTCTGTGTGAGCTTGGCAACGTCCAGTTGTTGTTGGTTTTGAAGCTTTTGAACAGCCAATTGGTTGTCCGCTTGGTCTTTTGCAGTCAAGCGCTGGGTCTCTGCCATGCTTGTCTGGAGCAAAACCTGTGCTTCTGGTGTCATTGGAGGTGTCTGCTGTTGCTTCATCTGTTGCATTGTTTGCATCATCTTCTGCAACTCTGGGACAACCTGCGCAAAAACCTTCTGTGTGTCCATCGTAACGTGCTGTGAGGCGATGGCCATGAGCTTGTCGGCCTCTGGCGTGATACGTGGATCGTCGTAGTCGGTAGCTTGGCGACCCAAAGTCTTCACAACGTAGCCGTTCATGCGGTTCAAGTACCACATAGACAGGTGTTGCTTGATGTGCTCGACCATCTGAGGCAGGATGATTGGCTGAACCATGGGGTTCGAACCAAAGATCGGGTCTTTGTAGAAGTCCAAGTGGCTCTGAATGTGGGCCAAGTGGTCTTGCTCCATGTAGGCAAAGGCTGACTGACCGAGCATCATGGCCACGTTCTCGTTGGCGGAGTCACGCTTCTCAGGAGCTGGTACGTCTTTCATGATCTCGTTGATGCCGGGCACCTTGATCTGCTTCAGGAAACGCTCGACCACCACCTTACGGTTGAACAGGTCTGGATTCTCCTTCATGATCTGCATCACAGCTTGGCTCTGGGCCATACGCTGGGTCTCAGAGAAGATGTGCGGATCAGAAACAGGGATCACATCGGTGTTAGATGCGAAGTCTTCCTTGCGGATGTCGAGGTCGGCAACCACTTCACCCTTGCGTTGCTCTTCCAAGTACCAACGGTTCAAGCGACCGAGGATCTTCAGGACGCGGCCTTGGCTGTCGTGCAGGCGTGAGTGGATGGCAGAGAACACTGCGGCGCCCTGCTCGATCAAAGCTTGTGTCGTGCCAACAGGGGTGTTGGAGTTCACGTCAGCAATCTTTTCCTCAGCGGTGGTCACTACCCCCTTGGCCGCACCATCTAACCAGCCCAGAAGCTTGAATAAGACCTCTGAGGGTGGGTTGAATGGCATAGGCATGGCGATCTTGCGGATGTCATCAACGCCGGGAGCGCCTTCAATCTCACAAACCTGCGTCACGTCAACCTGCTGGGACTGGCCAGAGATCTTCGCGCCCTTGAGCTTGAGCATGGTTGCCGCATTGTTGATGTGGGCAGAGTCCAGCAAAGCACGCAAAGAGCCTGTAAGGGCCGCTGAGAGGCCGCCAATGAGCTGTGGCAAACCGATAGCGTAGGCGCCGCGCCATGGGATGAACTTGAACTCGACCAGCCAATCAAGCTTGGTCATGGTCTCGTCGCCCTCTTCCCAGTTACGGTACAGACCAACGCACTCGTTCTCGTGCTCGTCGATCATCAGGATGTAGGGGGCGGACTCACCGTTGGTCAGTGGGTCGTCTTCCAGCTCCAGCCATGTGTAGATGTGATAGACCTTACGCAGACCGTCTTCGTTGTCTTCGTACTTGCGGCCTTCGATCTTGTTGTTGGCCTTCTCGGAGTGCGTCTCTTCGGGTTCGGCACTGACACGGATCAGGTCGATGTCACGGTACAGGCCAGAGCGAATGCGGTTCTTAAACTCCCACTCGGTGATGGTCTGCATCTCTGTGACGCGCTGGGCTGTGTAGAAGTTGGCCGCGGCAAAGGGCAACAGGATGTTGTCGATTGGCATGAACTCAGCACAGGGGCGCTTCTTTTTCTCGTCGTACCAGAGCTTGAGGTACTGTGAGCCACCCAAGGGAAGCTGGGTCAGCATCTGCTCTTGCTCGTCACGGAACTCTTCAATCTGCTCGGTCAACTGCCAGTTCATGTAGTCGCGCTTGCGCTCGGCCTTCTGAATCTTGGCTTCATCCACGTCGCCCAAGATCTTGGTGCGGGTAGGGCCGTCAGGTGGGAACATTTCCTTGATGGCGCGGGAGGCGAAATCCACGCAGGCTTCTGCCATGGCAGGGTGAACAACCTTGCTGGCGCCCATGAAGGTTGCACCGCCGGGGGCATCGTTGCCCATACCGGTGCGCTTCAAACCCTCTTCGTACTTCTTGTCGCGCTCTTCACGGGACTGCTTGTCGTTCTTGACCAAGTCCATGTAGCGCAGGGCAACTTTGTTCAGGTCGTAGGGGTCGATCTCTTCTGCCAAGTTGGCGTAGAAGTCTTCGTCCTCCATTGGGCCTTTGCTCTCCATGTGCACGATGGCAGAGCCGTCTGGCAACTCTTCAACCTCCGCCTCTTCTGGGGGCATCTCATACTCGATGCCTTCGTCCTCATCCACCTGCGCGTTCCGCAAGCCGTCAATAAAACGGCCAGCGTTGGGATCTTGCGGGAATTGTGTCGCCATAGCTTATTTCCTTTTGAGCTTCTTATTGCTCAGTTCCATGAACATAGTATCGCGGTTGGTGGTCATGTTGACTTTACCTCCACGTTTAAATGGAGCACCCTGAATGATACGCCCTCCATCGGACATATCGGGTGCTGTGTTGTAATTTATTGCTCCGCCATCAGCCTTTTTAACTTCAGGTTCAAGCTCTGGCTCTTGCATCTGCTCAGGCATCTGAGAAGCGGCTCCAGCGCCAGCAGTTGGGATGCCGATCTGTTGGTACAGGGGCAAGCCCTTCTGCTTGATGGACTCACGCATCTCAGGCGTTACCTTGAACATGTGCATAGGGTGGTCAGCAAAACTGTCGACGTATTGCCACTTGTCACCCACCTGTTTTAGTTCTGGTGTGTTGACAGGCATTACCATGGGCTCAACCTGTGCGCCATAGGGTTTGCCAAAGGTGTTCAGGTAGCTTGGCAGGATCTGGTCGTAGAAGCCCTTCATGCCCTCGCCACCGACTTCAAGGTCAACACCTTGGTAGATCTCGTTTGGCTTTGACTGCATGGCCATCTTCTCTGCTAGGTCTTTGCCAACCACGTCCGCCAGCTTGTCGGCAGGGTGCACGCCCATGTCGTGGTTCTTGCCTTGCTTGTCACGAGCAAACAACCGTAAGCCGCCATCCTCTTGGCTTGCCATGATCTGGTCGACCTGCTTGCTTAGGCTAAAGCGCTTGGCCTGCTCAGCACCGGGAGTCAGGGCGATGCTGTCGTAGCCGTTGTCAGCGGCGTAGTTCAGCAGGCGTTTCATGGCCAACTCGTGCCAGTTCTTTTTGAATGGGGCATCAGGTACGCCATTTAACCCAGCGTCCCTAGTTGCACGATACAAGCTATTGAAAGTTGACTTCTCGTTCATGAAACTAGCAACCGCACTGTCGTCCATGCCATCAATATACTGATTGACAAATTTGATCGCACGTTCTGGAGCCATTCCAGTTTCAGCTTCTTTCAGCATGAGCTGGCGCATCCGCTCTCTGGTATCTTTGGTGTAGTCTTTAAAAGCTCGGTGCGCGTTAGCTATTGCCTCTTCGTCTCGATAGCCCTTCTTGCGGCCAGCTTGATGCCAGTCAGACTGGATCTCTTCAACGTGCAGGATCTTCTCGCCGTTCGGGCCAGTGCGGTCTTGGACGCGCATGTGAGCCAAGACGTTGGGGTCTTCCCTCCAATGGCTGGACTGATAGTCAGACTTGCCGCTGGCGTTGTATGCCCTCAAGTCTGCGTCGTACTTGGCTGGGTCTCGGTAGTTACTGGCGTTGGGTCTCTCAGAAGGAATCTTCAGCAAGATCTCGCGGTAGTTCTCGCCGCCGGGCGTTTTGTAGTCGCCATATAGCGTGCCGTTTTCCTGCTCCATGCGCTTGTAGACTTCATCAGATACGCGACTGCGATGGCCATACAAGTCAAGCTGATCGTATGGTTTGCCAAACATCTCTTCAGAAACGATGTCTCGAAGCTCTTCCTCTTCCAGTCTTTGGGAGTCGTCAATCACCTTCTCTTTGAGCTTTGGTGGAGGGTTCTCTCTGAGGACTTGCTGAGCCTCTTCCTTGGTCATCTTGCCCTTGGCCTTGAACGCCTGCTCAAGCTTGCGGTCGGCCAGCTCAGCCTTCTTGACGCCGGGTTGCTTGGTCAGCTCTGTGAAGAACTCAGCGCCCGTGCCCTTGGGTCTGGCAATGTTGGCCAGCGCCTCATCCACAGCGGAGTAGAAGGGCGCTGTCTTCTTAGCTGTCTCACCAGCCTTCAAGGCTTTGGTTAGTGCTCCAACGAGGCTCATAGTGGTCTCTCTTCTAAGATCAGGTCGTCACCGCGGATTGCACCACCAGCGGCTTTCTCCATGCCACCGTCGGCGACTTGGCGTGCCGCATCATCCACTGACAAGCCTTTGTTGACAAGGTCTACGATCTTGTTCAGGTTGTTCATGCTGTCCTTGATGCCGTACTTCTTGGCGGCGTTCACGAACTCGTCGCCGTTGATGTAGGCGGCTGGTTGCTTGGCGCCTCCCGCTGGCTTGTCGACAGCTCCGCCTTCCTTCTTGCCTGTCAGCTTCTTGATCTGCTCTTCGTACTGCTTGATCTCATCAATCATCTGCTGGTCAATGATCTGGCGTGGGCCGACCATCTTCAAGGAACCAAACTCATGCGGCGCTTGCTTTGGGTTCTCACGGATGGCGCGGACGGTATCAGGGAATGACAACTCGTAGGGGATTGGGTACTTGGAGCTTCCCATGAACTCGCCGGGGATGTCGTGCGAATACGTTGGGTGCTCAGACAATCCAAGCTTAGTCACCTCTGGGCGCATACGTCCAATCGACTTGCCTGTCACGCCAGTCTCAAGGTCTCGCAGGTCAGGCTCAGTGATGGCGTGGCGCACATCGATGCCGCTTGGCAGGCCATGCTTCTCGGTTACCGTTGGCATCTGCATCAAGGCGTTGAAGTGCTTGCGCAGTTCTGGGTCGATGGAGAAGTGCAGGTACGCTTCCGATGGGCTCTCAATGCCGGGGAACGCTGGGAACACACGCTGGAATGACTCGCCATTCTTCTTGTATGGATAGCCTTCACGCACCAAGTTGTTGAAGCTCTCGATCTGGCCCTTGCTCATCTTGGCTGGGTTGATGGCCGAAAGGTTCGCGTCAGCAAAGTGCTGGGCGTAATTGATCGACTCTGGGCCCATCATGATGTACTTGCCAAGCACTGGGGCATCGTACTGCATACCAGCTTCGCGGGCTAGGTTCTGCACACGGTTAGCGGCTCCCAGACCTGAAGCCCAGAATGCGTCATCACGGCCTAAGCCGTACAGTGGGCCGCCGTGCTGTGGGGACGGGCTGTCTAATGGCACGCCAGCCAAAGAATGTAAGGTTTTGTCAGAAATGGTTGGGTCGCCGGGGATACCAATGACCACGTTGCCCTTGAGCTTCTCGATGTCTACGGGCTTGGGCAACGGACGTTCAACACCTGTTGGGCGGATGTCGTGCACCATCTCCTTCTCTTTGGCAAACTGCTTCTGGGTTTTGCCAGCCACAGACTGTGTGCCCTTCTCGCCACGTACAAACTCGCCGAGCATCTGAGGGGCGATGCGCTGGGCAATAGCCTCGATCTCAGCCTTGCTCTTAGGCAGGGCACGGATAAGCTTGGCCAAACCGCCGTCTGCCATCTTGCGGTTGTTCACCTCAAGCATCATGGTGTCGGGGTTCTTAGAGATGGAGACCTTGCCACCACGCTTCATGCCTTCGGGTGGCAACTTGAAGGTGGCTTGCAACTCTTCAATCTCAGCAGGCGTCAAATATTTGCCAACTTCACGGCCACGACCTTTGAGGGCTTCAAACTCAGTGGGGTTAAATACATCACTTGATTGACGTAACCCTGTATTCTTGATGTCGCCAACATCAGCCCAGTCGCCACCACGAACAAAGTCCTGCACGTATGGTAGGTAATCGGCTTTGGGGGCGGCGTTTTGCTTGCCTTTGATCTGCACAATGTTTGGAGCAGGCTCACCATACTTATCGAGATAAGCCTGATCAATCAATGAAAAGTACCTGTCTTCTTCGCGAGAACCGGGATTTACGCCGCCAAAGTGCTGGTCTTTCACCGACTGAGCCAATGCTTGCCGCTCAGCATCTGGCAAATTAGATATTGCTTTTGGCACACTTCTGGGTTGCACCTCAATAGTCACATGCGGTTCGCCCTTGACATCCCGCAAACTAAAAATGCGAGTGTCGCCAGACAGAACGTCAGGGCAATAGCCGCCGACGCAGTGACCCATGGTGTTACCTTCGTACTTCAAAGCATCCGCCAGACGCTCTTCGGCCTGCAATTTATTGAAGTGTTTGATAGCGCGTTCAGGGTTTTTAAAGGCTTCGTACTTCATTCCAGTTTCTGGATTGACTACGCGGTGCATTCCTTTACCAAGAACCTCACTGTCATACCGTTCAAGTTGGTAGTTTGATGGCAACTCTGTGGCAACCTCTGGTTTTGCCAGCTCAATCCACTTGTAACCCTCTGGATATTCCTTGTGAACAGGGAAGCCTTCCTGTTGCTTGAGGGCTGTCTCACGCATCTTCTTAGCCATCTCTTGGTCGTATTCAGCCGTGCGACGTACTGCCTGCTCCATGCTGACCTTATTGAGTTGATCAGGACGAATGCGGCCAGCGGCTACGTCTTGGCGTAGGACATCGAGGACGTGATCAAACCCCAGATCAGCGGGGTTGAATGTTCTATTGACTCGGTACAGCGGCGTTTCTGGCGAAAGCTTTTTAATGTACTCATCGCTTTGGGCGTACATGCCGGGAGCCAGATGCATCATGTCTTGGTGCTCTTGCGCCTTATCACTTGAGATCATGGTGTCTGATCTGTTTTCCCATTGCTTGGCAAGATCTGACTTGGCCATCTGTTCGCTACCAAACGCTTCACGGGCTTCATTACCTCTACGCGCCCAGTACCTTGGGTCTTCCGCTACTGGGAAATGCGTGATGCCCTGCTCGGCAAGACGGCGCACTGGGTCTTCAGGCGTGGCCATCTCTTTCTTGATGTAGTTGGTCAGGTTGCGGTCAACCCAGTTGTTCATCGCTTCATTACGTGCATTGACAGACATCTCGTCGTTAATAGCGCGAAGTGCACGAGTCTTTGCATCAGACTCTGGCTTTGCCTCCCACTCGGCTTTATGTTTTGCAACCCAAGCCTTGTCTTCCGCCGACGGAGAACCATATGGCTTTAATTTTTCCAAGGTTTGATCAATCAAGTTTCCATACCAATTGCCGCCCTTGGGTTTGATCACATGAGGGACGCCAGCAACGGAAGCTTTGGCGAACTCTTCGGCGCCGTGCTTGATGGCCTTGGGCAAAGCACCGACCACACGCAGGGGAGAGCCGGGGCCAGTGTAGAAGCCACCAGCCAATGTGCCCAAGCCTGAAGCGGCCTTGCTCACGGGTGTCTCAGATCTGAAAGGCAGGCGCTTCTCGATGTCCTCGCTCGTTGGCAGGACGGTCTTCTCGTCGAGGTAGGGCAACATGCGCACCAATGACTCGATGTCACCGGGGGCGCCGAGCACACCAGCCACTGCGCCACGTGCCAGATCGACGGGAACGTTCTTAGCGGCCTCACGGTCTTGCTTGGAACGATTGCGCTTGAGTTGTGGGAACACGCCAAAGGCGGCTTGGTCGTTGGACGGTGTGCGTTCAGCCATGGCTTATCCCGCTGAGTTGTTGCTGTTGCCCCAATGATACCTTGACGCTCATGTCAAGTCCACCACGTATACAGTTGAAGGCTCATAAGTATCTAGTCCAGCTTTTTATGTATACAGTCCGCGCACCGCTCATCCACCTTGCCTAGCTCGGTCTTGGTGTACTGGCAGTCAGGCGCCATACGGAATGGTGACTGTTCCACCTTGGCGGTTCTGGTCTGGCCAGTGATCCACCAGCCGTTCTGCACAAAGAACTTGGGCTTGTAGTCCCTGCGGTTGTGACAGCCGTACTTAGGCACTGTATGGGTTCTCCAGCTTGCGTGCCATGCCACTGTCGATGTAGTCGTCCATGTCGTAGTCCTCACGTGGCGCACCGTCGATGTCCAGCCAGCCAGCATCACGCAGGAACCGCAAGCCTTGGGTGCAGGCGTCCACGAAGTCGTCGTGGGTGGAGTCAGGGAAGCTACAGATCTGGGACACGAAGCCTTCAGCCCAGTCCTTGACGTAGCCCTTCCTGACACTGCTCTCAGGGATCCATACACGGCCAGCGGCAATGATGTTGGAGACAATGTTCAAGCGCTGGATCTTGTCAGCTCTGCCGGGGTTGTATGCGCGTACAGGCAAGTGGCCACGGCGTAAGTCTTGGATCAAGGCGATACCTGCGGACTTGTCTTCCACAAGGATCAGGTCAACCCTCTTCTTGTCCTTGCCCTCACCGTAGACCACGTCGTACTCCTCGATCACCTTGGGGCGTAAGTCAGGATACTGTAAGCGGTCTTGCCAGCAGTCGATGACCATGGCCGACATTGGGCCGTCCAGTGGCTTGAAGATGCCGAACGTAATGGCCGCCGTCGGGTCGTTGACAGTCTTTTCGGAGCTGGCGCAGTCGTAGCTCTGGATGATGTACTCGAACTTGGGGAACGGCTTGTTAGGCGCCCACAGCTTGAACATCTCACGTTTGACGATGCCAGACTCTTCTGGGTCAATGATCTCCGCATGGATCTCCTGCCGTCCGATCTTAGTGCCTTCGTATGCAAGGATCTGCTTTTGAAAGCTTGGCGCAAGGTTGGCCAGATTGACATAGGTCGAGGCGGTCGTGATGGCCACGTCGTCGCCTTCCCTTCCGATCAGCTCAACGATCATGTCCTTGGGGCGAGGCGTGGTTGTGGCGATCACCTGAGTGCGACCATCAGCCTTCTTCAGACGCACGGCGAACTGTATGTTGTACCAAGCTTCATCGAGGTAGTCCCAAGCGGCCAGCTCGTCCAGCCATGCGCCGTGATACTGGCCGCCACGGAAGCGGTCAGGTTCGCTGGCGCTGATACCTTTGATCAAACTACCGTTGACCAGCGTGATCTCGTGCAGGGCTTTGTTGTAGTCAGCGATCAGGATGGGCGGGATCACAGCGACGAGCCCGGATTCGCCTTCAAAGCATGTGCCACGTACGTCCATCGATGTGGGGGCGGATACAAGCCAGCGGGTCTTTGGGTTCTCCCATGCCCACCACCAGAGCTGTTCGGCCGCCGTACGGGTCTTGCCAGCACCACGGCCAGCCAGCATGAGCCAGATAGACCACCACTCCCCTTGGGGTAGCTTCTGGTGATTGAACGCCCCTGAGAGCCATTTGATGCGTGTAGCGTATGCCGCGCCGTGGTATGGGCCAAGCTTCTTTTGGAGATCCTTGTCTTGCAGGATGTCCAAGACGTCTTGTTCGATGGCAACGCTCATTCAGCGATCCGAATCAACTCAAGGCGCTTGACGGCTACGTCCATCAGATCTCTGACGTTCACATCGATGACGCTTGGATCGTTGTTCTCTTCGACGGGCGCCACTCGCTCGTTGTACTTGCGTGACATGCGTGCGGCCGTCCACTTGCGGGTGTCGACCCGAAGCTTCATCCAAGCCACGTAGGTGCTGTCAAACTTAACCTCGATCAGCTCACCGTTCTTGTCGGTCACGTAGCTCAGCTCAGGCGGCTGGTCAACGATGTCAATGATCTCGTCGAACTGCGTCTCAGCCTGAATCTCACGTGCACGTGCGTATTGGTCGAGAAAGTCAGGCTTCGTAGTCAACCAATTCATCACAGTCGCCTTATCTGGCATACCTTCGCTTTGGCAGATCTTACGCAAGCTCTCTCCGTCTCCTAGCCTTACGCATATCTCATGAGCTAACTCATCCGTGTACTTGGAGGGTCGCCCTATCTTTTTGACTTCTTTCGTTTGTGGCTCACCTGTCACATCGGCGACATCATCGCTGGGAAGACTCTTTGGTTTCTTGGCCATTGCTGGAACTCCTTTAACGTGAAGTTTAACGGATGTTTTGCTTTACGTGCAACGGTCAGTCTCTCAATCCCCTCATGATCCTTCTGTCCATGTCTTTGATGGTTAGCTTGAACTCTTTGTTTTGTTTCTCAAGGTTTGCGGCTTTTACCTGCGCGTGCTTGAGCTTTGACTCCAGCTCTTGTACTTTTTCCTGAAGCGTTGTGATGGCCTTGTTTGCCAGCTCTGGGTTTTTGGCAATCCACTCTGGTGCCCAGATCTCTTCGGTCATGTCTTCATGTTCCTTACGAATGTGGCAAAACTTGATGCTGTGTCGCCAAATGGCATCTTGTCGAACTCCTTGGCCACCTCTTCCAATGTGTCGTTCCTAATCTTGTTTGAGACGGGGTCAAGCTGTTTGATGATCATCTGCCGCTTGCGCCAGCCTAACGCCCTTTCCCAGATGTTCAGTTGTGCTTCGCTCATTGCCGCGGCTCCCGCTTGATGTTGTTCAGCTCGGCGATCTCTTCGTCGCTCAGCGGCACAGCGCCATCCATGATCGTGCCGTCGGCGGCCATCTGACGGATCTCAGCCACAAACTCAGCCAGCTCCTCCTGCGTGCCTTCAAAACCGTCGAAGCAACCCTCGGCGAAGACCACCTTCAACTCCTTCTTAGGCTCGTCACGACCGAAGATGGCGTCCCATCGGTTGTCCCATTCGTCTTGTGTCAGGCTCGATGGCCTGCGTCCGCTACCTTTGCTCATTTGATCTTCCTTCTGGTCTTGGGCAATCTTGTGGGGGAGTGACGACGCACCACACGGCTTTGTACTGGCCCCTTGGCGCGACTTCCCATCTGTCTATGTAGGCGTCAGGCATGGCTTTGAGCACCTTCCTGACGTTGCTCTCTGGTCTGGCCAACAGCGCCGAGATCTCCTCCAAGGTCATGCCATCAGGCACGCCCCTCAAGGCGACACGGACACTGGAGATCATTGATAGTCTCAGCCCCTTACCTGTCGGTTTTGAAGCAGGTTTTTCTTTGCGGACTTCCTTGTCCAGCATCCCGCGCACATCCATCGAGATCCCATGTCGATCCCTCCCTCCGGTGGCTTCTCCTGCTGGCACTTGCCACAAAGTTTGAATTGATGACATGGTTGTTTAGTTCCGATCTGTAGTTGTTGTTCAGCAAAGCTCATGAATAGGTCTTTTCGGGCTTTTGGGCCGTTTTCTGGTCTCGTTGAGGGTCAAGTAGCGCGATGAGCTCGGAAAGGCTTATGGGCCCGTTTTTCTCCAGTCGCTCAACTTCGCATAAAACGCAGTCAACTCCTGCGTTGAATCCTTGGATGTATGGGGTCATGATAGTTTCGATCATGCCGTCACCTCTTGGGAAAGGACAAATTGAATGTGGGCCACAAGCTTCTCGGCCTCAGCACGAGTCAGTGGAGTGAACATGCTGGCACGTGAACCTTGCAGAGATAGCCACACGCCGTCGTCAAATTGGTCAACGCTGATGCGGACATTGGACTCCGCGCTAAATGATGTTTCGGTGGTCATGCTGTGGCTCCTGTTGGAAGGTTGGCCAGCTCGGCCAAGGTCACGATGCGGACAGCGCCTTTGTCCAAAGCAAGGTTCCAGCGCTTGGCGTAGACAAACTGGACAGCCTGCTTGAGTGTGAGAGGGATGGTCTTGACATCCCATGTGTTGTCGTAGTCGCTGTGCATGACTACCACGCAGTCTTTTTTCCAAGAGTTGCTTTTCATGTTGGCCACCTTTTAACGTGAAGTTACTTTGACGCTGAACACGGCGATGGTCTTTGTGAAACCGTCGTATGTCTCTTTGCCGTACACCTCGATGAACTTCTTGCTGTCGAAGGTCGCACGGTTTGCTTCGATGTAGGTGGCTTTGAACATTTCGCCTTCGATGACCTTGTCACCACCGTTGCTGGCGGCGTCTTTGATCTGATCCTTGATTGCGGCGGCTTGCTTCTCCAGCTCAGCGATGTTTGCCAAGATCTGACCGAGTTGGTCAACGGAGGTTTGAGATACGTTTGTCATGGTGTTGTCCTTTTCAAGTAATCTGCTTATGCAGTGACGCTATCTTAACATCAAGTTAAAGCGCTTGTGTGATCTTTTTAAAAATATTTTTATAGGTGGTTTCCCTACCTCTGCATCAAAAGGGCAACGACCCTCTCAATCGTCACGTTCAGGGCGTCCTGCTCGTCCATCTTCATCACAGACCACATGCGCTTTTGGCCATGCCAGCCATTGAAGCTCCCCTGATGGCAGTCTTTGCATAAAGCCACCACGGTGTACTGGCGGTGTTGCTTGACATGGTGGGCGTCGCTTGGGCCTTCAGCATTGCACACGGAGCACGGGAGCTCCTTCACGAGCCCGACGTAGGCTCGTTCTTTAGCGGTTAGGTTGTTGTTCATGGTTAAAAGCCCAGCTCTAGTTGGGGCGGCTTTGGCATTGGCCTTCCGTCGTACAAGTTACTGCGCCACATAGTCACGGTGTCCATGTGGTTGTGTGTTTTTATTGGCTCAACCTTAGTGATGGGATCAATCCAGCCAATCATTTGCAACGCCTTTACGCCTGAAACCCACGTATTGTGGTGAAGCGTCATTGGCAAAAACAGCAAATTATTCTTGCAATGATCTCGAAACTCATCACCCAAAACAACAGGCTTTGTGCAAAGCAATTGCTCAGCGTTGATCAAGTAGTTCTCAACGAAGTGAGGCTCCCTTTTGTACGCCTTGCTCCAGCACTTCTGAGCAAGATCCAAGGCTATGTCCATGCGGTCGCTCATAACGTGGCCTTTTCAACGTGACGGTTGCTGGCCTCCATAGAGCGCCATACGGCGATTCTTTCCTGAGCGGCTATCAGAAGCCACCGAAGGCGTTCACGCTCCTGTACGGCCTGTTTAAGCGCCTCTAGGTGGGCTTTGTATCGATCGCTGGCGTAGGCTTCGCGTTCCTGCATCGCCGCCGTCTTGTATTCGCCGTTGCCAAAGATCTCGGCGTTCTTCATTTCCTCAGCCTTGATGGTCTTCCTCAGCTCTTCCATGTACACCTTGTTGGCCTCAGCTTGGGCGTACTCGGCGGACTTGGCAATCATGAAGTCGACTGCGTCGTTCGGGTCAATCATCTTCTCGCTCATGTCAGCTCCTCAATTTCAACGATTAGTTTGCCGGGCTTCGTGCCCTCTTGCCTGTAGATCAGGATCGGCTGGAAGAGCTGGTCATTCACGAACAGCGCGTCCGCCAGTCCATCGAGGGCGCCCTTGGCCGCGGCTAGACAGTTGTCTGCGTCACGCTTGCGCTTGTCAGGCATCTCAAACGTGATGGTCAGCTTGATGTTGCCGCCGGCGTGCTTCCAGTTCTTGATCTGGTGCTTGGCCAGCCATGTGCTGTTCTCGCGGTAGTCCGAGCGGAGTTTGTACAGCTTGCCCCAGTGCGTACCCTTGGCACGGTTGGGGAACAGCTCCGCAGGTGGGAAGTCCAGCTCAATCCGCACGTTGCATCCTTGTTCGAATGGCCTGCGCCAGCTCGTCAAAACCTGCCTGCTGGGCAATCTGTGCGCAGGCT